GTTGGCCAACCACCAGACTGTCGCGAAAAGTGTTGCTCCAAAGGTCTTACCAGACGCGCCGCATCCCGCCCACCCAACGTAATCGTGTTCGCAGAGACTTTCGACTTGAGCTTCAAGCCACGGATTCCAGCTCATCTTCGGCCAGAGCATTTTGGTGGCGTTAACAAAATGGTCGAAAGTGCCTAGCCCACCCTCATTGGGTTGGAGCCGGTTTCGGAATGCGTAAAGTTCCAGTTCTAGGTCTGGAATCTTGACGGGTGAACGAATCCCGTACTTATGCTGAATCAGTGGATGCTCGGACGCTTGCTCTGCCATAGTTTGGCCTTGCATTAGTTGTCGTTGGACTTGAGGTTCTGCGAAAGGAAAATTATGCCGTCGCAACTTGTTTCTTCATCCGGCTGTTGCCAGCCTTGCGACTCCGAGCCGGTAGTCGTGAATATCCCCGGCCCTCAAGGTCCGGCTGGAACCAACGGCACCAATGGAACGGATGGTATTGATTCGTTTACTTACACGACCGCTCCGTTTTTCGTCCCTGCTCTCGGTTCGAGTGTCCTCGTTTTCGTTGATAATACCGAATTTCTGCCAGAATCGGTTGCCGGTCAGTTCTTTGTCTCGATTCAAGGTCTTGGCTACATGCAGGTTACGTCGGTCGATGGCTTGCAACTGACGCTTCAGAACCCCGCTTCTGGAGTTCTCGGAATTGCCAACGCTGTTCCCACTACGCTGATTCCGACTGGCTCACTTATCACCCTTGCTGGAGCGATTGGCGCGACTGGCGCTCCCGGTGCATCTGGCGGCGCTCCGGTTGGTGCGTCTTACATTTGCCGCACCGCTGACGCCACGCTGACTAACGAGACTGCTCTTGATTCGTTATCTGCTGGCTATCTCAAGACTCAAGGATCGGGCGGATTTGGTGCGGTTTCGACTGTTTCCACGATTCCTATTGCCGATGTCACCGGCACGGTTCCGATTGCTCAAGGTGGCACGAACCTGACGACCGCTCCCGCGAACAAGATTCCGGTCGGCGACGGAGCGGCTTATCTTCAGAAGGAGATTGTCGGAACGGCTCCGATTGTCGTTACGAACAGCGCCGGAAACATCACGCTGTCGGCTCCGTCGATTGTTCCGTTCAGTTACGTCACGTTTACACGGAGGTTGACCGGAACTAACCTGATTGCGACTGGAACAACCAAAAATCCGTTTAGTCTTACAGACTTTCCTTCTGGATCTTGGGCAAACTTAGATCCGTCTTCTGGCTTTGTTGCCGCGACTGGTCGATTTGTGGTTCCTAATACTGGGTATTACAAAATCGAAGGCGTGTTCAATCTGCTGGCAAATACAAATACTGCTCAGGTCTTTGTTTTCTTAAGGAAGCTAGGTTCAAACATTTTTCAAACGCTTTCGTTTAATGTCAGCGCAAGCACCACCCAATCGTTATCGCCTGTCTCGTTTTCTTACATCGACCAAGCTGCAACTGTTGGCGATTACTACGACATCTTGATTCAGACTACAGGACACGATTTGAATGTCCAAACCGGCTCCTCATTCTCGGTCCAGCGTATTCAGGCTTAAACCATGAGCGAACGCGCACCACGGAGGTACACGGACGGATCTGTCACCTTTGAGGGTGGCATTGACGCTGGTGTGATGCCGTCTGAGGTGGACAAGAATCAGGTTGCGTTCGCGGTCAATGCCAACTTCCGACAGGGGTTTGTCTCATGCCGACCCGGCTTCGTTCAAAAAGATTACGACCTGTGCGTCACCATCACGGCTGACAACGATCAGATTACCGCTGACCAGACGAACGTTACCGCTGATGGCTGGTCGGAGGACTGCTACGGACCTCAGTCGCTAACCGGCACGTTCCAATGTGCGCTGCCCTACATTGCTGACGATGGGCGCACGTTCATACTGATGCTGATCAGTGGTAAAGTGTGGCTTTACAACTGCCTTCAGAACAATGCTCAGAGCCTCACAACTTCTCCTGACCTAGAGAATCCTTCCAACCTGCTAGATGGCTGGATGGTTCAGGCTGAGAACTTCGTTGTCATTCAGGATGGATTTAGCGGGCCACTAATCTTCAACGGGACAAGTCTACGTCGAGCGAGCGACGATGAGATTAAGACCGGCAAGGTTATGGCCTACGTCAATGGCCGTATCTGGTACGCTCTTCCAGATGGGTTTTCATTCCGCGCTACCGACATCGTTTATGGGGATGGAACGCGAGCGAGTGTTCTCAAGGAAACCGAGAACACCTTCCTCAATGAAGGCGGAGACTTTGCGGTTCCGTCGGATTCAGGGGGTATCACAGCGATGGCTGTCCCAGGCGATCCTGACACCTCGCTCGGCCAAGGTCCGCTTCTAGTCTTCACGCCTCGATACGTCTTCTCGGTTCAAGCGCCCGTTGATCGTGATGTTTGGAAGAACCTGAACTATCCGATTCAAGCCATCAGCTTGCTTACGAGCGGTGCGCTTGGTTCTCGGTCGGCCATCACTATCAATGGCGATGTCTTCTACCGCGCTGTAGATGGCGTCCGCTCGTTCATCATTGCTCGACGCTCGTTCACCGATTGGGGCAACACCCCGATCAGCAGCGAGATGCTGAATGTCATTGAGAACGATCAAACGAATCTCTTGTGGGCCAGTTCTGCGGTTGTGTTCGACAATCGCCTCCTAATGACCTGTCAGCCTCGGTACAATGCCGAGGGTGTTATTCACAAGGCGTTGGCTGTCTTGGACTTCGACCTGATTACGTCGATGCGGAAAAAGTTTCCGCCTGCGTGGTCGGGAATCTGGACCGGACTTGATGTGCTTCAGATCGTCAAGACTGAGAACGCTTACGGCGATCAGTGCTTCTGCATCGCTCGCGGATCGGATGACTCGATTCAAATCTGGGAAGTCACCAAGGCGGACAAGTTTGATAACAATATCCCGGATGGTAAGAAGGAGATTGAGTGGCAGGTGCAGACTCGCGCCTACAACTTCGAAGTTCCGTTTGGATTGAAGCGACTAGATTCAGGCGACTTGTTCATCGACTCGCTTGAGGGTGATGTCTCCTTCAACGTCACCTATCGGCCTGATCAGTATCCTGGCTGGATTGAGTGGACTGACTTTTCTGAGTGCGCGACGACGACGCAGTGTTTCGATCTTTGCCCGATTCAAAACTTCAAGCCGCAGTATCGTCCGAAGATGCGTTTCCCGACGCCTTCAGATGCTCCGTGCAACGAGACGATCAGCACTCCGGCTCGGAATCTTTACGAGGTTCAGGTTGCGATGAACATCATTGGATACTGCCGCATCAAGAGTCTTCGAGTTCACGCTTACGATATTCAGGAGCCGAGTGTTGGTGATTGCCGGACGGTGTTCCCTGCATGCACACCGATTAGTGCGTGCGACATCAACCCGCTGACTTACACGTCGGAATCTGTCAACCCATAGAAACAGAATGCCAAACCTTACGCTCATCACGCTGACGCCCCCGAGTTTGCCGGTCGGGTATTGTCCGACCAACTACCAACAGTTGGCCAACGATGTCATCAGCGGCACTCAGGCGACGTTCAACAGTTCGATTGGAAACTCGTTCTTCAACTTCGGTGCATCTATTCCGGCGCTGAACAATCAGGTTTACCCGTGGTTGGATAACAACGGCAACTGGTGGGTTTTTCAGGGAGGTTATTGGGCGAGACAAAACCCTGTTGCCGCCGGTGGAAGCGAGCGTCGCATCTTCGTGGGAACAAGTGCTGATGTCCTTTCATACGACGGCGGTGACGGAACCGTTTATTCCGGCAATCCTTACGCCGGTTCGATGTGGGAAATTGACACAGCTTTCGAAGCTCGATTCCCGGTTGGAGTTGGCACGTTCGCGGCGAGTGGAGTTGTTAGCGTCAATGGAACAACCACATCGACCGCTGTTGCCGGTGAGGACAAGCACACGCTTGTCACCTCCGAGATGCCGTCGCATACGCATCAGATTCTCGACCAGTACATTAACCTCACCCAACGCGGATCGGCTGACACGAGTGTCTTCAGTGCAACGAATCGCTCGGAAGGAGTGGCCAACTTGTTGCCGACCACTTCGTCCGGCGGCGATGCAGCCCACAACAATCTTCCGCCGTTCTACGGTGTTTACTTCATCAAGCGAACTGGCCGAGTCTACTACACCAAATGAAGCTAATCGTCCAAGATATCAGGTCAACGATTGCTCGGGCTATCGGCGTTTGCGTCGATGACGCTCGCGTTTACGAGTACATTAATCAGGCGTGCCGACGACTTCTTCACAAGGGTTTGTGGGCTGGCGCGTACGGACGCTTCACGATTCACACGGTCGGAGGCTGCATCACTTGGCCGCGTCAGATCGAGACGATTGAAGCCATCGCCGATTGTTGCGGAGTCGGAACGGTTCGCAATCAATGGTTTGAGTTTCAGGAAACCGGATACGGACTTCTCAATGGAAACCAAGTGTGCGTTGGTAAGCAGCTTGTTGACCGTGGCACTGTGGTTTCTTACCGCGACATGTCTGGCGGTACTAACAGCTATCTTCGAGTCTACCCTGGCGACGCTTCGGATGTCGGCAAAACCATCACGCTGCAAGGTGTTGATCAAAACGGTCAATGGATTCGAACGCAATCCGGAGGCGTCTGGATCGACGGTGAAAAGCTAACGCTTGCTTTGCCGTACACTCAATCGACCAAGAAGTTCACCACTCTGACCGGCGTCATCCGCGAAGCCACGAACACGGCAAGCCGTTTGTACGAGTACGATGCGACGACGCTGCTAGAGTTGGATCTGGCAGTTTACGACCCTGATGAAACTTTGCCGCAGTATCGTCGCAGTTACCTCGCTGATCGTTGCAACAACGAGGAGGACAAGCCGGTAACGGTGATGGCGAAGATGCGCCACATCAACGCGACGAGCGTGAATGACTACCTCATTCCCCCGTGTCCCGACGCCATCAAGCTGATGGTCATGGCGATTCGCAAGGAGGAGAACGATTTGATTCAGGAAGCAGTGGCCTACGAAGCCAAAGCTGTTCAAGCTGTGCAGGAGCAGACGATGCAGTATTTGGGTGACGCAGTCGCGACGATACGCATGGTAGGCGTCGGATTGAACGGCGGAGGGTTTTCTCAATGGTTCTGAACCTAAAGGATAATTTATGATCGACCCGGGAACGGCAATTTTGGGCGGAGCGGCAATCTCCGGCGTTGGGAGCTTGCTCGGTGGGCTTTTCGGCGGACGTAAGCCGAAGGTTCCTGAGCTGAAGCCGATCAACTTCGAGCAGGAACAGACCAACGCTATCCGGCAAAACATTGCCGCGCTTGAGCCTGCCACCAAACTAGCCGAGAAGACGACATCCGCCGAACAGTCATTGCTTGAGTCTCAGCTTCGCCGTGCGATTCCTGGCTATGACCAGATCGTTCAACAGGCTGGAAAGACTATTGGCTCAAGATTGCGTGGCGAGGTTGATCAAGATGTTCAATCGCAGCTTCAACGAGCTGTCGCTGGTCGGGCGGTTGGTGGAGGGTTTAAAGATGCGTCAGGCATTCGAACAAATTTGCTCGCTCGCGACTTTGGTCTGACAGCGATGCAGATTCAGAATCAGGGTCTTGCTCAGGCTCAGAACTTTATCCAGCAGCAGCGAGCATTTGGAATGGCCCAACCGTTCTCAGTGAGCAGCATGTTCATCACACCCGCTCAACGGATCGGCGCGATTCAAGAACAGCAAGCTAGAATGTACGGGCGTGATTTGACTGCTGCTCAGGTTGCTGCTGCTCCGTCGCCGATGCAGCAGGCGGCACAGACTGCGCTTACCAACTTTGGCGGTGTTGCCGGTGGCGCGCTGTCGCAGTACGGAATGTATCAGGGGTTGATGGCTGGCCAACGTGGGCCGTCACCATCGTACAATCCTCAGAACGATCCTGAGATTTATCCGAATCTCTATGCGCCGACTCCAACGAGGTCGGATATCACACCGCTTTCTACGAGCCTATTCCCGGAGTACGGCTCTTCAAACTACGGACGCTAATCTTATGGCCGACCAATCTCTTCAAGCATTTCAGCTAGGTGCAAACCTGTTCGACCGCGCACAGACGCAGGCGCGGATGATGGAGCAGTTTCAGATTCAGACGGCTGATCAGATCATGCGCCAGCGTCAGGCGGATCTTCAGAACAAGATTCAGTCGAATGCTTATGCTCAGGCGTTGGCGGAGCAGGAGGCTCAAGCTGCGGAGTATGACACGTTCCAAAAGTTCAATGAAGAAGTTGGAACCTATTTTAATGACCCTGAGTTGAAGGCTCCAATGCCTGCACTGCCACGTTTCAGGTCAAAGGTTTTCAATCAGGAGGCAACTAGAGCCTATCAGAGTCTTCAGCAGTATTCTCCGCGAGCTAAAATTATCAAGGCTCGTGAACAGTTTGAACAGCTTAGGGCAAATACCGTAAAAGCCATGACGGATGAGGGTATCGATGTTTTCGACCCTCAGACAGGTCAGGTTAATGAGGAAGTTTATCAGAAAAATCTGCCTCTTATCAGAGAGCAGTTGAAAGAAAAACAGACCATCAAAGAACTCGGCACAGAAATGTCAGAAGAGGTTTTTCTGTTGGATAAAAAAATTCCTCTTCAGGAACGGATTAAAACTGCTCGCGCCAATGTTGAGGCTCGTCGAGCAGGGCGCATCAATCCTTCTGACAGCATGAAAATGACCATTGCAAATGATGCTGTTGACGATTGGCAAGAGTTGTTTG